AGGCTCTCCTGCATCCCGTACGGAAAGGAACGGCTCCAGATGGCGGTGGGCGGGCTCCGGGCTGTGTGCGATGACATTATCGGCACCATTACCCGGGAGCAGGCAAAGCAGATCTACGGCACCATGAAAGACTATGACCTGCGCCTGCTGCCGAAGCTGACACCCGGGAGCCCGAACGTGGTGCTGACGAAGGAGCAGGGCGTTGCGCTGATGGATCTGGCCCGGGAGAAGTGCCACGGGTGCGTGGAGGACGGGGAGAGCTGCCGGGAGTGCCGGCTGTATCAGATCCTGGAAGCGACGACACCGCTGGACGATTATGGCGACGGGCTGATTTGCCCGTACTCGCTGGCGGTGTGGACGTAATGCGGAATATAGGAGGATGGCGAATGATTGACAGGGAGAAGGTAATCAACGGGCTTGAATGGATACTCAACGACATGGAGGAGAACGGGCATGGTCAGATCGACTACTATGCGGATGAGATACGGGAAGCCATTACCCTGCTGAAAGAGCAGGAACCCGTTGAACCGGAAGTAGAGGTGTTGAACGAAGTTGATAGGCTTTACAGATGCCCGAAATGCCACAAACACTTTTTCTACAGGAAGCAGAAGTATTGCGATCAATGTGGACAGGCGGTGAAGTGGGATGATTAACAGAGGACTGTATTCTTCCTATTCGGCAGAATGGGCAACGCCGCAGGATTTCTTCGACAAGCTGGATGCTGAGTTCCATTTCACGCTTGACCCGTGCGCTACGGACGAAAATGCCAAATGTGAGAAGCATTACACGAAAGAGCAGGACGGCTTGAAGCAGGACTGGACGGGCGAAACGGTATTCTGCAATCCGCCCTACGGGCGGGAGATGCCGAAGTGGATTCGCAAGTGCTATGAACATTACGTGGGGGGGGGTACAGCGGTTATGCTGATTCCCGCCCGGACGGACACAAAAGCGTTTCACGACTACATTTACGGCAGGGCGGAAATCCGGTTCATCAGGGGGCGGTTGCATTTCAATGGCAGTAAATGGAATGCCCCGTTTCCTTCCATGGTGGTTGTTTACAGAAAGGTAGGGTAGGAGAATGAGGTTAAATCAGAGGTATTGCGAGATGTGCGGAAAGTAGGTGAAGTGGGATGACTAAAGAGGAAGCCATTGAAATTATCAGAATGGCTATTGCAAAAATCGAATGGGAATATTCGATGAATTATTCAGCGGCTTTCGATATGGCTATCGAATCGTTGAGTCAACCGGAGATCGTCCGGTGCAAGGACTGCATATGGAACGCAGGGACGAAGGAAAACCCGTACTGCCAAATCTTTAGCATGGGAAGACAGGAAGAGTTTTTCTGCGCTAACGGGAAAAGGTGTGAAGTGGAATGAGTAACCTTGAACATTTAATCGAGAACGGATTATGCCGACTTGATGAGGGGAAGTCTTACAGAGAGTGGCGTGAGATTATGCAAGAAGATTGCAATTGGAAAGGAAATGAAAACATCACGATTGATAACCTGTGGGAGATTTGCCAGTATGTCATTTATACGTGGGATTCAGATAAAGAAGAGGTTGTCAGATGCAAGGATTGCAAACGCCATCTTGAATGCGATTATTGGATTGAAAACGGAGATAATTGGTTCTGTGCTGATGGGGAGCGTGCTGAAGATGATAGACATTAGAACAGATGTTCCCGGTCTGTGGTGTGATGATATCACGTTTTGTCCGTGGAAATGCGATGTGATGAGATGTCCTCGCAACAGGTATCATATACGGGATCACAGCAGACCACATTCGTTTTTTATGGAAAAGCCTAATGATTGCCCTAAAACGGAGGTAAAAAGAGATGGAGATTGAATTGAGACGGTATCCAACGATGGATGATTTGAGGTGGATGAAAGAGTGTACGGTCGGAACGATGGGGAAAGAGGTCAAGACAGCTCCAACATCAGAGTTTGTGCGGAAATTGCTTGTTGCAAGGCATTCGCCTATTCGTGAATTGCGGTTCTCGTATGTGATCCGTGATATCCCATATTGGGTATCGGTTCACCTTGTTCGGCATCATGTAGGTTTTCAGCCTTACGTACAGAGCCAACGGAATGATCGGCAGGACAGCTATGATCGGACGAAAGCACCGCAGGACACGCCTGTAACAATGAGGGTCACGTTGAACGTTGAAGCGTTGCTTAATCTTGCGAATAAGAGGTTATGCAATAAAGCCTCCCCGGAAACACGGGAGGTTGTGCAGAGGATGTGCGCTCTTGCAGAGCAAGTTATGCCGGAGCTGAAGGGGTTGCTTGTGCCGATGTGTCAATACCATAACGGTATATGCTATGAGATTCAACCTTGTGGGAGGTGTGGTAAAGATGGACTTTGATTTTTCAAGTTGGCTGAGACATGAAATGGCTGAACAGAATATTTCAAACAATAAATTATCAAAAGAAACTGGGATTCATCATTGTACGATAAGCTGTTTTGCTAATGGACAGCGCAACCCGACTCTCGGAACATTTATGGCATTGCTTAAAGCGTTCGGGAAAAAGATTGTGATTGTTGATGAGGAGGACTCAGATGCGTAATGAGATAAAAAAGAAAATGCCTGTTACAGAGTTGTTAGCAGGATTGGCTGAAGAATGTTCTGAGTTAGCGCAAGCGTCATTAAAACTGCGGAGAGTTTTTGATCAAACAAATCCGACACCAACAACAGAAGAAGAAGCAATTGATCATTTATATGAAGAAATAGCTGATGTAAAGATATATATATCTGTTCTTGATGTGAATAATAAAGAAATTGACGATATTATTCAAAAAAAGATGGAAAGATGGAGTAAAAGGCTTGCGTGAAATATTTTTTTACTGTATAACTTAATTATCAGTTTAGTTTTCAGCTTTTTGCCTTAACTGTTGATAAATATAGGAGGATGCATGGATTCACGGCAACTGATTATAAAAGCTGATGAAATAGCACGAAATGAAGGGTTTACACAAGCAAAGTGGTCAGCAAAAGCAGGACACGCAAAAAGTGGGCAAACGGTAAGCAGGATTGTTAACAAAGGGGATTGCAGAATAAGTACATTTTTGCGATTGCTGGAAGCAATTGATTGCAAATTGGAGATAGTGAGGCGAGATGATGCGAATGATACAACTCACAGATTATGAATATATGATGTGCGTGTTGTTTTCCGAAGAATCCGCACGTTCACAGCAGAAAATTGAATTTGGCAATAAAGCAACCGCAAAAAGAATTAACAGGGACATTCGTGAAGATACGTTATGTGGAAAAATGGCAGAGGTAGCTTTTGCGAGGATGCTTCGAGAGGATTATAAACTGCACCTTCCTGTTAACTATGAAGTATACCCACGAGGCGAGTGGGATGATGAAGACATAATTGTTAATGGAAAAACAATTGACATTAAATCAACTAAACGTGGGAAATTTTTGCTTATAGAAAATAGCAAGATTGATTTTAGACAGAAGCAAGGGAAAACGCCGGACATAATTGTTATGTGCAGAACGGATGTTGAGAATCGTTCAGTTGAAATTCTTGGGTGTATTTCAACAAAAAAGCTGACAGACAGCAGTAATACAAACGTAAAGCGGTTAAAAACAGGGGATTATATTCCGGGAACAACCGTATCACTTAAAACGGACAATTATTGCATCAAAGTCGAGGATTTGTGTGATGTAAATACTGCCTTTGATTATATTACAAAACAGGCCGTATAAAAAAGGAGGAGGACAATATGGGAAAGGGAAAAGCAAAAGAATATCAGTGGCATATTGAATGGAGAAATCCAGATGAACTCATTCCTTATGATAAGAACGCAAAAATCCATGATGACAAACAGGTAAAGAATATTGCAAATAGTCTTAAACGCTTTGGATGGCAACAGCCGGGTGTTGTTACAAAAGATGGTGTCCTTATTATTGGACATGGAAGAAGGCTTGCGGCACAGAAATTGGGCGTTTCTATGCCTGTAAAAGTTATCGAAGATGATCTTACTGAAGAAGATATTAAAGAATTACGTATTGCTGACAATGTGACAAATGAGAGTGCGTGGGATTTTGATCTCCGCAGAGAAGACATTGAAGGATTATCTTTTGATGGATTTGATTTTGATTTTGATGATCCTTTCTCTGATGACAGTACAAAAGAAGATGAAGAGCATTACAGCCAAGAGGTAAAGATTCCTCAATATGAACCAACAGGAGAAAAGCCTACGCTTTCGCAATGCCTTGATACTGAAAAAGTGAAATGGCTTGTTGATGCAATTCGTGAGTCAAATGTTTCTCGTGAGGAAAAAGAATTTTTAACGTATGCGGCTTATCGCCATTTAATGTTTAATTACAAGAATATTGCTGATTATTATGCTAATTCCTCAGAAGAAATGCAGAAACTTATGGAAATGTCTGCTCTTGTGATTATAGATTTGAATGATGCAATTGCAAATGGTTTTGCAAAACTTGAATCTGATTTAGAACAACTTGCTGAAGATGAAGCAGAGTGAGGTGAGGATATGAAGCGGAAAGATTTTGCCGTATTTATTCTTTCTCATGGAAGAGCAAATGAGATATTAACTGTAAATATGCTTAAAAGAGGAAATTATACAGGGGATTGGTATGTTGTAATTGATAATGAAGATGATCAAGAAGCAATATACCGTGAAAAGTTTGGGGAACATATTCTTCAGTTTGATAAAAAGGCTGAAGCTGAAAAAACTGATACTGGTGATCTTGATAATGATAGAAGGGTTGGTGTATTCGCACGAAACGCCATTCAAGATATGGCGAAAGAAATGGGGTATAAGTATCACCTTCAGCTTGATGATGATTTTAGATATCTTTATCTTCGTTTCCCAACCGGAAAAGGTTCGTCTTTAACAAGTATAGAAGTAAAAAATCTTGATAGATTGTTTGAAATTCTTCTCGATTTCATGGATAACACGTCTGTCTCTTGGATATCTTTTGCATTAAGTAGTGATTATCTTGGTGGCAAAAATTCAAATAGATACAGAAAAAAATTGCTCCCAAAGACTATGGGAAGTTTTCTTATGCGTGCTGATGATATTGTCAGATTCAAGATGAGGATGAATGATGATATCACAACTTGCATTGGAACATGGGAAATAGGAAAACCGAATTATACGATTATGTACATTCAAGTCAATACACCGGAAACACAGGCAATGAAAGGTGGTATGACAGACATTTATACAGACAATGGTACATATCGTAAGTCCTTTTATTCAGTAATGATGCATCCCGGATATGTCAAAATTGCGAAACAGGGCATTAAGTTTTTCCGTATTCATCACGAGATCAGATGGAATGGATGCACACCAATGGTGTTGAATGAGAAATGGAGAAAGACAAATGCAGTTTGATTATCTTATTGTTGGAGCCGGACTTTGCGGATGCACTATAGCTGAACAGTTATGGAATGCCGGGAAAAATGTTGTAATACTTGAAAGAAGAAAAGTAGTTGGTGGTAATCTTTATTGTGAAGATGTTGAGGGAATAAAAGTACATAAATACGGAGCACATATCTTCAGAACAAGTGATAAGCAAGTATGGGATTATGTAAATCGTTTTGCAGAATTTAATAGATTCACAAATAGTCCAATAGCTAATTATAAGGGCGAATTATATAATCTTCCGTTTAACATGAATACATTTCATCAGTTATTTGGTGTAAAAACACCGGAAGAAGCTATAAAAGCGATAAAAGACGATTGCGTATATACAGAAAATCCAAAGAATTTAGAAGAACACGTTTTAAGTATTGTTGGAAAAACTATCTATGAAAAATTGATAAAAGAGTACACAGAAAAACAATGGGGCAGAAGTTGTAAAGAGCTTCCCCCATCTGTCATTAAACGAATACCAGTAAGATATACATTTGACAACAATTATTTTAATGAAAAATGGCAAGGGATTCCTATTGATGGATATGATTCAATGATAAAAAGAATGATTGATGGAATTCCCAAAATGGTGAAATGTGATTTCAATACTCAAAGAGAAGAATACAAAAAGCTTGCAAAGAAAGTTATTTATACTGGTGCTATTGATGAATTGTATGATTTTGTATTTGGAAGTTTGAAATGGAGAACGTTACGTTTTGAACATCGTTTAATGGCTGAAAACAATATTCAAGGTGTTGCTGTGATGAATTACACATCACATGATGTTCCTTATACACGAACAATTGAACATAAACATTTTACATTCGGGGATGATCTTCCTCATACTGTTATTACAGAAGAATATCCGTGTGAATGGGAAAAAGGAATGGAGCCATATTATCCAATAAATGATGATAGAAATCAAAGGCTTTATGAAAGATATCGTGAGAAAGCCGTAAAAGATGGATATCTTCTGTGCGGAAGGTTAGCAGAATATAAATATTATGATATGCAAGATACGATAAAAAGTGCATTACGGTTATCCAAACAGCTATTGGAGGAATAAACATGGAAAAGAAAGTTGCTGTATCCCCTATCAATGGTAATCCCGTTCCGAAGGGAAAACCGTTCGTAAGGGGGGATTCACGAGCCAGAGAAATGCAAAAAAAAGGTGCAGAAGCAAAAAAGGCAAGACGAACGTTGAGAGAAGAGTTATTGAGATTGCTTGCAGAGGAAGTAACCTCAAAAACTGGTGAAAAGATGCAAGCAAATGTCGCTATTTCAGCTTCTCTTGTAAATCAAGCGATGAAGGGGAATACAAAAGCTTATGAACTTATAAGGGATACGATTGGAGAAAAGCCAGCCGAAAAGGTTGTTATCAATACGCCAGACCCGGAGATTATTTCAAGTGTTGAGAAAGCATTGTTTGGCAGTGATAAAAAATGAGCCACAGCAAGGAAGAATATCTTCGTATTTTTAAGGAAGAACCAGCACGAATCGGCAGAATGGTTGGCTTTAATGATTTCTCAAGGTTACATAATGAATGGATGAAGGAGATGTTATACGGCAATGAAGACATGACGTTGTTGGCGCACCGCTTGTCTTATAAAACAAGTTGTGTGAGCGTTGTACTTGCTATTTATATTGGTTTGTTGCCAAGAATAACGAATCTTTTCATTCGTAAGACTGATTCTGATGTAAAGGAAATTGTTCGACAGGTTACAAAGATACTTGAGAATCAAGAGTTTGCCTATGCTGTTAGTAAAGTAATGGGATCAACGCTTGAATTAACGAAATCAACAGACCTTGAAATAAATACAAGCTACAACGATAGTGTTCGAGGGACTTCACAACTTCTTGGAATTGGTATTGGTGGAAGTATTACTGGTAAACATTATGACAGGATATTTACAGATGATATTGTCAATATCAATGACAGAAAAAGCCGTGCTGAACGTGAAAACACCAAAATGATTTATCAAGAGTTACAGAACGTTAAATCGCATGGTGGAAGGATCATTAACACGGGAACGCCTTGGCACAAAGAAGATGCGATTAGTACATTGATGCCGAATGTTCAGAAATATGATTGTTATTCAACAGGAATAATGACTAAGGAGATGATTGATGAAAAGAGAAGAAGCATGGCTCCTTCCCTATTTGCCGCAAACTATGAATTGCAACATATTGCGGCAGAAAATGCTTTGTTTATTGAAACACCGCAGTATTTTTCAGATGTGTCTTTTCTCCGTGACGGTATATGTCATGTTGATGCCGCTTATGGTGGGGAGGATTACACAGCATTTACCTGTGGAAAGCGTATCGGAGATACGATTTATATGTACGGAAAGCTATGGCATAACCATGTTGATACTGTGATGGATTTTATTGTATCAGAAGCAAAACGGCTAATGTGTGCTCCATTGCATTGTGAGGATAATGGAGACAAAGGCTTTCTTGCAAGTGAGTTTAGGAAACATGGTTTGAAGGCAGTAACGTACCACGAAACGGAAAACAAGAACACGAAAATAAGTACGTTTCTTCGCAAGTGGTGGACAAAGATTCAATGGCTTGAAGGAACAGACAGCGCATTTATAAATCAGATTATGGATTACACAGAAGATGCGGAGCATGATGATGCACCAGACTCAGCCGCTTGTCAATGCCGATATTGGGATGCAAGGAACAGGCAAGGGTATATATCTGCTTTCAATGGGGGTGGTTAAATGCCGACAGAAGACGAGTTGGAACAACGGTTGCTTGTGAACCTTGGATTGCTCAACAATGAAGAGCAAAGCGAAACAAAAGCAAACAAAACAAAAGAAAACAATATTGACGGGGGTGGTTCCAAATGATTATCACGTTTCAAGAGTTTGAAAAGCACGAACAGGATAGGGCGAAATGGTTGGGGCAGGCTATTGCTCAGTACATGAGAAGTGACGAATACAAGATTGCCGAGGAAGCCGATCTGTACGAGAAACAGCAGAACACGAAAATCAATCAGTATATCCGCAAGGTGTACGATATCACGGGAGTTGCAAGCGTGGATTTTACCAATCCAAACAACCGCATTGCATCGAATTTCTTTCATCTGCTGAATACACAGCGAGCAAGTTATTCCCTCGGCAATGGTGTTTCCTTTGCCGGGAAAAAACTTGTTCCGAACGCAGAAAACGTTATGGCGTTCAGTGATACTACAAAAGATGCTCTTGGGCAGAAATTTGATGATGCTCTGTATAAAACTGCAATCAATTCCCTTGAGCATGGTGTATGTTATTGCTTCTACAATGACGGCGAATATCATGTTTTCCCTATGACAGAGTTTCTGCCGTTTAGGGATGAGGTAACGGGCAAAATCCGTGCAGGGGTGCGGTTTTGGTGTCTTGAATGGAAGAAACGCCCTGTTGTGGTTGATCTGTATGAAGAGGACGGATACAGCCGTTATATGACCGCTGAAAAGAAGTATGGTTTGGGTGCGCTTGAATTAAAAGAAGAAAAACGCCCGTACAAGGAAACTGTGCAGACAAGTGAAGCGGACGGTGAAGAGATTATCGGTGGCGAGAATTATCCTTCCCTCCCTATTGCTGTTATGTATGGCAACAGAAACCATCAAAGCACGCTGATTGGCATGAAAGCCAACATTGATGCATTTGATCTTATAAGCTCTGGCTATGCAAACGACTTGTCTGAATGTGCGCAGGTGTATTGGTTGATTGACAATGCCGCAGGGATGCAGGATGAAGATATTGCACGGCTCCGGGACAGGATGCTCCTTCAGCATATCGTGGTTGCAGACGAACAGAACAGCCAAATTAAGCCTTTCTCTGCTGAGATTCCATTCAATAGCCGGGAAGCGTGTTTGAACAGGATTAAAGACAGTATCTACCGTGATTTCGGTGCGCTGGATGTAATGACCCTTATTGGTGGGCAGAGAACAGCCACGGAGATTCGTGCGGCGTATCAGCCGATGGATCTTGAAGCAGATGATTTTGAGTATCAAGTGAACGAGTTTGTTCAGCAGATTCTTTCGCTGATTGGCATCGAAGATTACCCGGTTTTCGATAGGAACAGGATTTCCAATGAGAAAGAAGAAACCGAGATGATCATGCTTGCCACAAATTACCTTGACGACCGCACTGTGCTTGAAAAACTGCCGTTTGTTACGGTTGACGAGGTAGATAACATCCTTGCTCGCAAGGGTGAAGCAGACCTCAACACGGTTGAAAGGATTCCCGAATAACGGAGGGATAATGTATGCCGGATTATGGTGCAATGTATGCTGACCGTCAAATCGCAAGCATAACAAAGGAATTGAAGGCGACATACCGCACAGCACAACGGGAATTGAAAGAGAAACTCGCTGATTTCAATAAGAAGTTTGAGAAAAAGAACGCTGAAAAGCGGAAACGGCTTGAAAGTGGCGAGATAACAGCACAGCAATACAGGGATTGGCTTACCGGACAAGTTTTCATGCGTAATCAATGGGAAAGCAACATCCGGCAAGTCAATACCGTATTGCATGACATCAATAATCAATCATTGAATCTGATAAACAGCAAAAGGCTTGATGTTTTTGCTGAGAATTACAATTTCAATGCTTTCCGTGCAGAACGTGAAACTGGCATTTCTTTCGGCTTGTACAATGCGCAAGCGGTGGCACAGCTTGTTCTTGATGATCCGCAACTGCTCCCGGAATGGAAGATAGACGAAGAAAAAGACTATACGTGGAATTATAAGAAAGTAAACAATATCGTAAAACAAGGGATCATACAGGGCGAAGGCGTACAACAGATCACGGACAGGCTGTGCCGTGACCTTTGTACTATGAACGAGAACAAGATGAAGATGTTTGCACGTACTGCATTAACGGAGGCGCAGAGCGCAGGGCGGCAACAGCAGATGCAGGATGCTCACGACATGGGCATTGAAGTCAAGAAACAATGGCTTGCAACGCTTGACGGCAGAACCCGTGACTCGCACAGATACCTTGATGGAAAAGAAGTGCCGTTTGATAAACCTTTCAAGTCTGAGTTTGGTGATATTATGTTTCCCGGTGATCCCACGGCTGATGCCGCAGATGTTTTCAACTGTAGGTGTACTATCGTAACCATTTATCCGAAATATGATACAGGGCGTGAAGATTGGAGACAGAACGAGATTATTGAAGGGCAGGAATATAGGAAATGGAAGGAAGGCAAGGCAAAAAACAGTAAAACAATTTCAGCAAGCGGTGTTGAAGGAAAAGACATTACTGAAACGTGGAAACGAAGAGCTGATAAGTTTGATTTTGAAATTGAAGATGTTATAAACGCTCAAGGTTTTGACGGCGCACCTCGTATTGTTTCACAAGAAGAATTTGATAAAGCGGTAAAAGAAAGCGGGTTTGTTGCACAAAGAACATATTCTGCGCCGGATCAAGAAACACTTGATGCGTATAGGGATCAGCTTTACAATGGAAAGTGGTATATTGATTGTTCAACTGGTGGAGCACAGTACGGGCAGGGAATGTATTGTGCGGCAGATTATGATGGAATAATTACAGATGGCATGAAGGAGGAAATGCAACATTATATACAGTTGCAAGATGAACGGCTTGGGTATGCAAACGGTGCGCTTGTAGACAAGGCAAGAAGGGAGTATGCAGTTAGTCAAAGGGAGTCTGTTATAGATTCTATTACGGACGAGAAGGAAAAAGCGGTATTGAGATATGAATTTATGGGCAATCCGACAAAAGAAGACAAAACAATAGTTAGAAGAATGACACAAGAAGAATATGATGCCGTATGGGAGAAAGCAAAGAAAGCAAGCACTTTGGCAGAGCAACGATACATGGATGCTATGAATATGCCTAGGGATGAAATTGCGAAGATGTTTAATATTTCTGACCATGCACCACACTACATTGAAACGCTTACGCTTACGCCAAACGCAAAAATAATTTCATATAATGACATAATGAAACAGTATGAAGAAGAATATTTACCGAAACATTCTTATGAAAATACGAAAGCGCAGGCGAGAAATGATGTTTTAGACGAAATGGGACTTGTTGGGAGGGATAAATTGGATTATATAACAATGTTGAATTTATATAGTACCGGGACAACAAAAGCACAGATTGAGAAACTTCATAAATTAGAAGAAAAACATGGAACGGATATCAGTGAAGTATATGAAAAAATGAACAAAAGGATAGATTACTTGCGTAAAGATAATATAGACAATATTGGATCGTATGCGGCATCGCTTGGATATGATGCAATAAACGCTGAAGGTCATGGGAAGAGCGGCAGTTATACAGTTGTATTAAACAGAACAAAATGCATTATATTAGGAGGCACACAATGATAGAGTTTAAGAGAGATAAAAAGACTGGGGAACTGCATGTTTACAAAGACGGAAAATTGCATGGAGAAATTATCACGATGGGTGATGAAGTAAAAAATACAGAAACGGATGATGAAAGGGAAAAGAAGGATGAGCGTAAAATTCACAAGTCATAAAAAAGAAGTTCTTGCCGAACTGCAAGCAAAGATCAATAGAGCGTTGGAAATCTGCGGCGGCACAGCGGAACGGTATACGAAGGAAAATCTAACACGCAATCATTCTGTTAAGTCTAACACCTTGCGTGGTAGCATAACCCATCAGCAAGTGGATGATCATACGGTCATGATTGGGACAGATGTAAAATACGCTCCGTATGTTGAACTTGGGCACCATCAGCAACCGGGGAGGTATGTTCCTGCTATCAAAAAGCGTCTTGTTAAATCATGGGTTGCTCCTAAACCGTACCTCCGTCCTGCAATTGAAGGGCACAGGGATCAATATAGAAGGATCATTGAAACAGAGTTAAAAGGTTGAGCCGGAAACCCCGGCTCTTTTTTAATTTCAGCTTTTTGCCATAAAACTATATTGATAATTAACCTATCTTATGCAAAACTTAATAGAGAGCAAAGCATCGCTCTTATACAAACTCCGTAGAGCCGAAGCACAGGCTCCGAAGCAATGGGAGGTAGAATATGGCTTTTTCCAGAGATTTCTTGAAAGCGTTGAGTCTTACTGATGAACAGGTGAGCGCAATCATTCAAGAACACACAAGTGTTACCGATTCCCTCAAAGCACAGAGGGACAAGGCAAAAGAGGAACTGGAATCTGTGAAGAAAGAAGCGGCAAAAGTTGCCGATCTTGAAAAGCAGATTGAGGGGTACAAGAACGGCGAGGATTACAAATCCAAATACGAACAAGCCGTTGCTGACCACGAGAACTATGTCAAGGAGATTGAAGCAAAGGAAACAGCGGAGAAGGTAAAAACCGCTTACCGGAAGTTGCTCGCTGACGAGCAGATTAAGGCAGATCGTGTTGAGTTTGTTCTCAACCATTCGAATCTCGCCGATTTGAAACTGGATAAGGACGGAAACCTTGAAAACGCTGATTCTTTGAAGAAAACAATCAACGATGATTGGTCAATCTTCAAGGCTACAGTGAAAGAGCGCAAGCAGACAGTTCCGACACCTCCGGACGGTGACACGGGTAAAGGAATGAGCCGGGCAAAAGAATTGTCCATGAAGTTCCAAAGAGAGAGATATGGCGTGAAGAATGACGCCGGGAAGGAGTAATTTATGAGCTTTATTGATAGCAAGCAGAATATCGGCTATGCGCCGGGATATTTCCTTGCTTCTGCCGATTGTGTTCGTGAAACTGTTGAAGTTCCTGCGAACCATGCGCAGGTCGTTACCAAAGCTGACGGGAGCAAATTTGTTCCTGCTGGTGCGCTTCTGAGCAAAACCACGGGTACGGGGAACGATGCCGTCACCACGTATTTCGGACTCCTCTATGAGGATGTCGATGTATCTACTGGCAATATGCCGGGTTCCTGCGTCTCTGCGGGTGCGGTTTATGAGGATCGGCTTCCGGCTTCCGTTTCTGCGGATGCTAAAACGGCACTGACCGGGATCACGTTTATTGCCGCCGCTCCGGCGATTACCCGTCCTCAGTTTTAAGAAAGGGGGAAGATAGAATGGCTCGTTTTGAAGATAACGTTCTCGGTCTTGTGCCGAAAGAAGAGTGGTTTGATGTTGGGTTCAGTGTTGAACGCCCCGGCGATCCTACCGATGGTCTGATCGGTGATGTCAAAACCAACAATCTCGTTGCTTATTGGGAATCTATTGCGGCTGAGTATCAAGTGCCGCTGATGGCGCAGTTCCACGGCTTCGATACTGAAGCACAGCAGACCTTCCGTGTTCCTGTGGATACCCACAACATTGAAAAGGGTCTGATCAAGGTAAAGATCAATCAGAGTGAGCGTATGCGTGCGCTGATTCGTTCCGGTGTGCAGAACGATGAACTGTACGATTATGTGATCAATGATGGCATCCGGCTTGCCGATCAGGTTGTGACCCGTTCCAAGGTTGCGAAAAACGAAATGCTTGCAACTGGTTCCGTGACCATCAAGGAGAACAACCTTGATCTGACCGTGGACTATGGTGTTCCTGCGGCTCAGAAGGGTCTGTCCATTGATTTCGGTGCCGGAGCGTCTGCCCCTGTTGATGAACAGCTTGAAGCTCTTGTCAGCACCGCCATTTCCAACGGCAATCCGCTGAATGGCTTCATTACTTCCCGTGCTGTGATGAACAAACTGCGGAAGAACGCCGCCATTCAGAAGGCTATCAACGGCGTGAATATGCAGGGCGTGCTTGTGAGCAACGCTGATCTGCGTGCTTATCTGTCCGAGGAATATGGTCTGAATAACATTGTTATCAATGATCTGACCTACGGCGTACCCGGTGCGGTTTCTAACAATCGTCCAACCGTGACCAGTAAGCGGTACTTCCCGGCAACTGGCATCACCTTCTTCAGTGCTAATCTGAACGGCAAGCTCGGTGATGGTCTGTGGGGAGATCCCCCGGAAACCGATGTGGCGCAGTTCCTCGATGGTGCGACCAGTGAGGTTTCTCCGTATGTGTACGTGAGTCAGTGGAGCGAGAAAGATCCTGCCGTCCTGTGGACGAAGGCTTCCGCTCTGTTCATGCCTGTTCTGTACAACCCCAACAGCCTGTACATTGCTTCGGCAACTGAAACGCCCGGAGCTTAATGAGCAAGTTTGAAAGCATCACCCGTTGGCGTGATCTTGAAGACGGTCATCTGTACAACCCCGGTGATGCTTATCCGTACAACGGCAAGGAAGTTTCCGAAAGCCGGATCAACGAATTGATCAGCACGCAGAATAAGGCTGGTTTTGCGGTGATTAAGGCGATTGAGGAAAAGGCTGAAGAAATTCCCGTGCAGGCAGAAGAAACGCCTAAAAAGGCGGTTAGAAGCCGTAAAAAGACAGCCTAAATTGGAGGGAGATCATGTTACAGCAGATTTGTGAATACATTCACAACTATTTCATTAAAACGTCCTACGAGAGCCGTTATGAGATAGCAGATAACATGGTCTCCCTTCCTCTTTTGGATGGTCAGCGGTTTCTGATTCACGGCTCGATGCTCAATGACGGCGTATTTACGTACCATGATACAGGGATCAACAATGACGATGACACCGAAGCGGCGGGACTCCATGACGAAACGTTCACAGGAACGATATGCGCCTTGGCTGTTCCTCCTGCGGTCATTGCGCTGTCGGAGGAGATTAAATCGTGGGTGGATAAAAACGGTGAAACTGTTAGTTCCCCGTATCAGAGCGAGAACGTGATAGGCGTTTACAGCTACACAAAGGCATCCGGGGGTAGCGGTGCCGGAGGTAGCGTATCGTGGCAGGATGTTTTCGGTAGCCAACTCAACCGATGGCGAAAGGTGGCGTTTTAAGTGCTTTTAGATAGCATGATGGAAAAATGCCGCATTATGAACCATATCCGGGAAGATGATCCTTACGGCGGTTCGGAATACAGCCATTGGGAAGAAGGGGCAACGTTTGACGCCACGATTATCAAGAACACCACCACAGAGGCGTTGATTGCTGAAAAGCAGGATATGCAAGAGCTGTTCACGGTGGTTGTGAGGAAGTCAATGGTTCTTGACTATCACGATGTGTTCAAAAGGCTTTCAGATGGGCAGATATTCCGTGTTACGAGCATGACAAAGGATTCGGAGGCACCGGAGGCAAGCACTGTAAAGATCGCAAAGGTGACAGCGGAAAAGTGGGTGATCCCGGATGCTTAACACGGCGGCTACACTCAAAACCTTTTTCAGCGGTTTCGACCTGCCTGCTTACACCCTTGATAGCGTGCCGGATGAGGTCACATTGCCGTACATCACATATCCGCTGTACGAGCCGGAATGGAGCGAACAGACATCCTTTTATTGTCAAGTGTGGTATCCAAAGAACCAACTTGCAAAGCTTCTTGCCAAAGCCGACCAAATCACGGCGGCTATTGGAATAAAGAAGCGGTTTGAGCAACCGGGCGGTTATGTTGTGATTTATCCAACAACACCGCTGATTCAAATCCTTACAGATGAAGAGACGCAGAGTGCGTATATCAATCTGTTAATCAACACATACCATATGCCGGGAAGATGATCCCGGAGAAAGGGGAAAACCATGATGAAACTTAAACTTCAGCAGTTCGCCGCTCCGGGTTCGCTGTCTGCTCTGCGTGAAGCTACGTTCGATAATCTTCAGCTTAACGTTGGTTGTTTTCTGAAGAATTTCAAGACAACTGCTGATGGTTCGGCTGATGCCGGGGCGTTGCTAACCGCTGTAGAGGCGGCAATCACGGCAGGAACTAACCTGCTTGGTGTAACAAACGGCGGTGGCACATTCACCGTCTCCCGTGAAATGCGGAATCCGCAGATTGATGGTCTGCGTTATCGGTTCAAAGGCGGCACGTTCGTTGATTCTGCCGATCCGCAGTTGACCACAACGCTTGTCGAGTGTACCCCGGAGAACTTTGCTCTTGGATTCGGCGGCGTTGCAACAACGAGTGGAAAGAAAACCACCGTCAAGATGCCAACGGCTCTGTCTGATTCTTCCTACGTGGATGATCTGTGTTGGGTCGGTGATCTTGCTGATGGTCGGCTTGTAATGATCGTGCTGTACAATGCCCTTAACGTGGCGGATTTCACCTTTACTTTCAAGGACAAGGGCGAAGGCAACTTTGGTGTTGAGTTCCACGGATGTCAGAGCGATGTGGCTGAATACGATTACGCACCGTTTGAAGTGGTGTTTTTCGATAAGGCTACTTAATTAACCCACAACCGGGGAGGGGGTGTTCCCCACCCCGGCTCTTTTTGTTAGGAGGGCAAAAAGAATGGAAAACAAGAGAAATGTGCTTGCAGAAAAGATGGAAGTCATCGGACAGGTGTTCGAGATTGATGGAATGAGCGATTTGCTTGATAAGTTCGATAAAGGGATGAATCAAGTCAAGTTCTCTGCTGTTATTATTCAGATTTCCGGTCTTTTGCTGAAAGAAAACAAAAAGCTTGCTGACAAGATTATCGGCATGAGCAAGGGCATTACTGAAAAAGAAGTGCATGAGATGGCAGACAATGTTTACGCAACAGCGTTGAGAGATGCCATTATTACGGATATAATGGGTTTTTTCGCATCGTCTCCGAGTTCGGGTGGGCAGAAGTAACGCACATCGTATATGCGTACAATCCCCTGTCTATTAAGGCGTTGGTAGACCTTATTGTTTACGATGTCAATGGACACAGGGCAAGGTTTGAACGGTATGCGGCAGATATGCTGTATGTCATTGCATCCGGGAACAAACTGGACACCGATAAAGCGGAGAGATTTGGGATAGTACTTGAGGACTTTTATAGGAGTCCGTTTAGCCATAAGACGGGCAAACTAAAGACGGCGGCAGATATCAAAGCATATCTGTTGCAAAAGATAGATGAAACAAGGGAACGATTGGAGGTGAAGTCCGATGAATCTGATGACCCTTGATGCAAAAATCACATTGGATGATGCCTCGTATAGAAAAGGGTTAAACAACGCTGAGTCCATGACTCAGCAGTTCGGCAAAAAAGTATCTGCTATGACCGTTGCTGTTGGTAACATCATGGCAGATATGATGAAAAAAGCCGCAAGTACGGTTTCTGGTGTTGTTAGTGATGCTATTGACGGATACGCAGACTATCAGCAACTCATCGGCGGTGTTGAGACGCTTTTCAAGGGCTCCGCTGATCGTGTAGCCCGGTACGCAGAACAGAGCTATAAAACAACGGGTCTTTCTGCAAATCAGTATATGGAAACCGTCACGAGCTTCTCAGCATCCCTGTTGCAGGGGTTGGGGAATAATACGGAAGCGGCGGCAGAGTTAGCAAACACGGCTGTTGTGGATATGGCTGATAACGCAAACAAAATGGGCACCGATATCAGTTCAATCCAAGCGGCGTATATGGGTTTTGCGAAACAGAACTTCACGCTTTTGGATAATCTAAAATTGGGATACGGCGGTACCCGTTCTGAGATGGTTCGCCTTATCAACGATTCCGGCATCCTTGAAAATAAGATAGACGATCTTGATGGAATTACGTTTGATCAGCTTATTAAGGCAATCCACGAGATTCAAAAGCAGATGGGGATTACCGGGACAACGGCAAAGGAAGCATCTGAAACAATAAGCGGTAGCAAATCATCCCTTGCCGCCGCATGGAAAGACCTTCTGTCTGCTGTTGGTGGTGAAGGGGATCAGAAACGGCTTGACGAAGCGATGGAGAATTTTAAGACTTCATTCTCCACGTATATGGAAAACTTCATTCCGACTCTCGCTACAAGTATTAGCAACAGTGGTTCACTTGTAACAGCTATTGCGGAATCAATTTCCTCTCTTCCTACTGATCTGCTTTCTGCTGTTGGGAAAGAAGGGCTTAAATCCGGTACAGAAATTGTAAATAGTGCAGGGAAGCTCACACATTGGCTAATCAGTTCGATCACGGATATGTTCAAATCTGCATCCATTGATCAAACGGATATTTCAAACTTTGGTGCGGCTCTTGGCGATTTTCTTGGAAGCACGATCAGTGATTTGGTAAACAACGCCCCTGCAATCATTGACGGTATCGTTGCGGCAGGTGTTTCGCTTGCCGGAAGTTTTGTTAAGGGTTTATTTGAGGGGTTGTTTGGTACTGGTAAAGAGGTTGATTCTGTCAACGATGAATTAAGCAATACTCTTGGAGATATTGAGTTTCAAACAACAAAGGCTGATGCCATTCTTGACTATATGCAAAGCCTGATTGACAAGAACGGAGAAGCGGCAAAACAGACAGATGAGTGGAAACGTGCAGAAGGCGATCTTGAAAAAATTCTGGGCGGTTCGTCTGATGTTTTTGAAAGTTACGGTGGCAATGTTCAAGGTGCTGTAGATAAACTTCGTGACATGAACAAAGAATTAAAGAACGCCGCCATAATGAACGCCTTACAGAATGCATCCTCTGAACAGATTGACCTTTTAACTCGGCAGACTCTTGCATACAACGAACAGGAATACATTCGGAATCAGAACGAAAGCATTATGCAATCCGCACGGAACAATGCTGTCGAACTGATTATGAGTGAGGCGGCAAGCAAGGCTAAAGCGTACAGGGAAAGTGAAAGGTTCAATCCAGATGATATGGGATACAAACAACTCGTTGCGTATTCTGAGGGGCGTGAAATTGATCAATTCGGAAGATATGTGCAAGATATCACAGATATTGATTTTGAAGGGCTCAAAGGAATAACATCATTTGTTTCCACAAATTCGGAAGAAGCAAAACGGCAGATTGACGCAAACAAAAAGATGTATGATGAAGCTGAGTCTGCCGCCACGGCGGCGCAAGCCGAAATGGATACATTACAGGGGGAAATTGATGCGACAAGTGCCGCAATAGAGACTACTAAAGCGGCGATTGAAAAGACTTACACCGAGCTTGCAGAGGGCGGCGATTCAGCAAAAAGTGCCGTGGAATCCTCCGGTGATCTTCTTGCAACGGCTCTGTCTGCTATTGCTTCCAAAATTTCATCTGTCAGTATTCCGGGAGCATCAAGCGGAGGTTTTCTTTTCAATCCACTTGGAACATTACTTGGTGCATATGGATTCATGCCCCGTGCGGTAGGCATTGATTATGTCCCGTATTCGGGATTTAAGACAGAGCTTCACCGGGGTGAAGCCGTTATCACAGCAGAAGAAAATGCACGGCGCAGGAATGGCGCAAGTGCGGATGATTTTGCAGAAGTTATGGAAGCCGCCCTTGTGACAGCCATGAACAAAGTGAATGTTTACATGAGCGGTGAAAAAGTCGGTGATCTGACAACAAAACGGATTCAGCAGAACATCAACGGAGCAAGCTATTCCCGGTTGCGGTCAATGGGGGGTTAAGCCATGAGTTATGTGATTTTTCGGAACGTTAGCACGGCAAGCCTTGGAGATGTGTACGTTTCTGAAATGCCGTCCCATAAGAAAGCCGGGAAACGGATGACAGAATACTATGTCAAGGGACGGGACGGAGCGTTACACGTTGATGAAGGGTATTCAAATTTCGACTTAACGTTGAAGCTTGTGCTTGTAAATGCAAGCGTTGACAAGAGGCAGATTGTTAATGCATGGGCAGATGGCACAGGCAAGCTGATAACGAGCGATGATCCTTCCCGTTGCTACATGGCATCCGTTAAGGAAGAAGTGCGGTGGAAACGAACGCAAGCGAATCAAGGATTTTACGATACCGCAACTATCACGTTCAACTGCCAACCATTCATGTATGAAGCTGTTGACACCGTTATTGAACTGACCGAATCCGCAGAAATACTAAATCCCGGCTCCGCTGATTCGATGCCGTTAATCAAGGTAGAAGGCGTTGGAAATGTTGATTTCACCTTCGCCGGATACCCTATTCAAATAGCCGACATGAGTGCCGATTCCCCTGTTTTCATCGATTGCGAAAACGGTTATGTGTATACGGCTTCCGGGGCGGCAACGATGGTTGGTGAAATTCCTTCATTGCAGATGGGCGTGAACAGCATTGCTTTCGGTAGCAATGTATCGAAAATCACGGTCACGCCACGTTGGAGGTGGGTCTGATGGGCATTTATATCTATCCTGCCAACTGCGATGATTTTACAACAACTGGAATGGTTGGAGATATTAAGCCGATTGAGGCAACTTACACAGAAGAAAAGAACGGATTGAGCGAGGTCACAATGCGGTTGACCTATGACGAATACGAACGTTGGAAAGCGGCAAAAGTTGGAAATTACGTGAAATGTGAAGTGCCTGTCCGCATGCCGCCCGTAATTGAAAACGATCAGTATGCAAATACGGTGGATGTTGGAACGCCATGACGGAGGGAGGTGAGCCCCGTGGCAAGAGACTATGAAATATCACTGAAATCAGACAGATATACAACGAAAACGCTGGCAACGATAAACACTTCTGATGTGAAAAGTATATACAGCCTGTATGAAGATGTAGTGGATGGTCTGCATTTCGTTCAAGCGACTGTAGAAAAACTGGCAGAATCCCAAAGACAGCAGAGAACATATACAGGTTACATTACACGGGAAGAGTTTGATTCTCTTAATGTCTCAACCGTTCCGATCCCGGCAAACTTTGCAGGACTTGAGGCGGTGGATGTTCCAACACGGTTGCAGGAACAGCTTTTCCGAATT